GTGCAGGATGTGGCGCGGGCGCACGGCAACCTTGCGGCTGTTCGGGTCGGTCTGGGCGACCATCGCAGCGCGCGCGGTGTTCAGGGTGGTTTCCGACGGGGCGGCACCGGCGCCAGAGGCGACGTAGTTGCCATGGTCAGCGTGGAACAGCACCTTGCTGTCCTCGTCCATCACCTGGCCAAGACCGCCAGAACCGGCCGTGGTCAGCAGCGCGTAGACGGCATCGCCGACGGTGGCGCTTGCCGCTTCGCCCCAGCCCATCATCGTGCGGGACAGCTCGCCCAAGTCGTCGTTGACGATGGCCTGGATCGAAAGGCTGTACTTCAGGCCGTAGAAGTAGCCGGTGATGCGCTGCTTCACGTCGGCCATGTCGCCGTACGACCACTCCTGGTTCTCCAGCATCTGCTGCAGCTTGTCGAGCAGCGCGATGTTGGCGCGGGTGTGGGTCTGGTAGTTGTTCAGGGTGCCGGCGATGGTCCACTGGTTCCAGGTCTCTTCCGAGCCTTCCCAGCCCTGCATCGCGCTCATGTTGGCGATGTTGCCCAGCACCGACGGCAGATGGTCGCTGCCATGCGACGGGCCGGCAGCCATGATCGGCATGGCGTTGATGTAGCGGCGGGCGATGTCTTCGCGCGAGCCGGCAACCGGATAACCGGCGGCACGCAGTTCGGTGGCCATGATGTCGGACAGCGACAGGGCCAGGAACTCGCCTTTGCGCTCCTCGTCGATCCGCTTGCGGTCGGTGATCAGGCCGGCCTTGATCTGCAGCGCGGAAGACAGGGCCTCGGCGCGCTTGTCCTGGTGGTCGCGCGAAACGACGAACCGGGCCTCGCGAGCCGGCGCGTTCGGGGTGGCGCGCTGCGGCTGTTCCATGACGTAGGACTCGCGGGCGACGATCGGGTCATCGCTGCGCTTGGCCAGGTAGGCCATGAGCTTGCGCCGCGCGTCGATCTCGCCGCAGTTCACGTCGTCCATGCACTCGTCGTGCATCGCGGTGATCGGGTCCATCGGGTCGGCGTTGTAGAAATCGGCGAACACGGCAGAGATGTCGCGGCGGCGATTGGCCTCGGCGCGGATGCCCTGCTGGGTTGCGGCTTTGACGGTGCGGCTGTGCTGGGCCACGATCTTGTCAGCGTCGGGCGCTCCACCAGGAGTGCCCAGGTCTTTATCTTCAGCCATTTCGGCGTTCTCCTGGGTTGGGCGGCAACGTGCCGCGATCTCATCCAAGCCACCCATGGCGGCTATCCGGTAGTCCTGCGGCGCACTCGCGGCAAGCGGCATCGACTCGACGATGTCGTCGATCAATCCAGCCTCGAGCGCTGCGCGGGCAGAGAAATAGGTGTCTTCGTCGGAGGCGAACCAGCCGCGCACGGTTTCCTCCGGGATACCGTGGCGGGTGTAGGCTGGCACCATCGCCTCGGCGTGCGCCTCGATCGCCGCCGCCATCTCGCGGTGATCCTTGGCACTGCCGCGGCCAGGCACGAACAGCGAGGCCGGACCGTGCACCATCACGATCGACATCGGCCGAGCGACCCGCACGTCACCCGCCTGCAGCAGCATCGAGCCGGCCGAGTAGGCTTTCGAGTCCACGATGGTGCGGACCTTGGCCGGGTGATCGACGAGGGTCTGGTACATCTGCGCCGCCGCCACCGGGTCGCCGCCTACGCTCGCGATCCGCACGTCGATCTGCGAGGCGTCGATCTCGCGCACCGCGGACATGAACTCGTCCGGGTCGACCATGACGCCGTCGTTGTCCGGGTGGCGGATGCCGCCGTAGATGTAGACGGTGGTCAGATCGCCCGCGGCGAGAATGTGGAAGCCTGGCTTACTCATCGGTCGCGGACTCCTCGGTCTCGGCGCGCTTGGTGCGGCGCTTTGGCTTGGGCTCAGGCACTACCTCGGGCTCGTCTTCGACGGCCTTGTAAGTGCCGGCCATGATCTGCCGGTTGATCTCCTGGATTTCACTCGGCGTCATCTTCATCGCCTGCCTCTTCGGTCTCGTTTTCGGGTTCTTCGGTCATTGGCTGACGTGCCGGCGCGATGAACGTGTCGGCATTGCGCTCGGCGTCGACCTGGTCGGGGTCTCGACCGAACCGGCGGATGTTGCCGTGGCGCGATTCCCAGCCGTTGTCCTGGTCCAGCGCGGCGGCCTGGCGGTCCTTGACCGGGTCGATCGACGGCATGACCGGACCTTCGATCCGCACGTCGTAAAGCGTCTCCGGGTCAACCCGGCGCAGTTCGCGCGCTGGCAGTCGGCCCTCGAGCAGGGCGATCCGCAGCGGCTCCTCGTACAGCGCCGGGCGGGCGAAGTCGCGGATGAAGTGCGCCCGGTCCTCGAGGATCATTTCCCAGGCGTGGATCAGCTCGGTGCGCTGTGCGGCATAGGCACGGTCGAACACGTAGGCGATCCAGGAGAAGGCAACCCGGCAGGCACTGGCGAACTGGCGCAGCTCCTGGTTCACGAACTCGACCGCGTTTTGGTTCGGGTGCGACGGGGTGTGGAAGTTGACCGACTCGCCTGCCTTCAGGAAGTCCAGGATCTGCAGATCCATCAGGTTCAGCTCGGCACTCGCGCCCTCGCCGTCGTACCCGACGTCGCGGTTGATGCTGGCGAACAGGTTCGCGCTGGCCCGGGCGGCTCGGCGGTGCGACTGCTGGAACTCGGCAATATCCGATGCGCGGAAGATCACGGCATGGAACAGGGTTACACCGCGGGTGGCCTGCAGTTCTTCCTGCCGGCGCAGGTGATGCATGTCTTTCGCGATGACCGGCTTGGGCTCCAGCGACGGCACGCGGTACTGCCAGGCGTAGGCGTCCGGGTGGTACGGATAGACCCAGTAACGAACCGGGGCGCCCCACTCGTCGCGGTCCACGCCCATGACGGCCCGGGACTGTTGGATGAAGCCGTAGGGAACCAGCTCGGACGGGATCAGCTGCACCTGGTAGCCGACCCGGTCCCGATCCCGGCCGCGGTAGACCTTGCGCGCGAACACTTCGCCGGCGACGTCGACGTCACGCCAGACCAGCCGCTCGACCTCCTGGCGCGACAGCTCGCCGGTCACGTCGCACTTGGTGCTCCACTTGTCGTGCCAGCGCTTGATCGCGGAATTCAGGCCAGGCAGGAGGTTGCCGCGGCGATCGCGCACCATCGGCTTGTAGTTCAGGCCGGTGCCGATGCCCTTGGCGACGCGGGCGTCGAGCACGGCCTTGACGATGCTGGAATTCTTCGCGAGGTAGCGCGCCCAGTCGCGCAGCTTTACGCCGGCGCTGTAGATCTCGGCGTCGGCCGATCGGGCGGCAGGCGGCGACGGGTTGAAGTCCGACGGGTAGCCGGCGTCGTAGCGCGCGGAGATCGGGGCGCCGCCGTCAGGCACGCTTCATCACCACGCCGCGAAACTGGCTACGACTGGCAGCGCCGGAAAGGATGCTGTTCAGCCTGTCCCGCTCACGCTCGAGCGCGTTGGTGTCGTAGTCCACGCGCAAGCCGTCCGCCATGGTGGAGCGGACGCCGGATGCGAGCAGTTCGTCGATCTCCGCAACGCGGGATCGGATGGTGTCGAGATCGGCCATAACCGTGCACGTTGACTATCTCAACGTGCAGGCTATGTGCTGTGCTGTGCCATTGCTGGCGCGAACTGTCAAAACCTATCGGATGATGCGCTCGCGCTGCAGAACGCGGTAGATGGTGCGCGGGTGAACCCCGAGCGCACGCGCCGCTTCTTTCGGTTTGCCCGGCGCCACGTTGTCAATCTGCTGCACCGTGATCGGCACGCGCTTGGCGATGGTGATGCGCAGCCCGCCCAGCTCGCGGCTGGCGCGCGTTTCGATCCTGGCGGCGATCTCGGCGCCGGCCTCTTCTGTGATCAGCGCTAGAAGGTCGGTCCAGCTCATCTCACCAGCGGGCGCGTGGCACGCCTCGCCGCCCGCGGCTGCGCGGCGGGTTGGTCGGGGGTTGGCGGCGTAGTCCCGCGCCCGCCTGGCCGGCGGTGGCGGTGCGTTTCGGCCAGGCGGCGCACGGCCAGGTTGCCGACCAGGCAGTCCAGGGCCTCGTTGCGCGGGCGCACCTGGACCCATTCGTGG